GGCGTTTCCAGTGATTACGTCACTACTCGCACTGGCAAGGCCAGTGACCTCTTACGAGGTAGCTGCTCGAGCAGAGCAGTCCGTCCACCGGTAAACGCGAAGCCGCTGTGGCTTCATCGTATACCGCCCTGGGTGGAAAACGTGTAAGACATTCTTTTTCTTTATGATTTCACGGATTTCCTCGGAAGAGGTGCCGTAATCACAAGAATAAGATGAATCACTGTTCCCACGATCGGATCTAACAATACGTTCGTAAAAGTTAGACCGTTCACATGTCGACTCTTGGCGCTTATCCATAGCAGCCAAGCCGGCCTGGTATCCATCACGTCCTCCAAACGAGTTTAGGAGACGTGCATACTCTACTGGATCGCGTGCTTCCAAGCACTCAATCTGAGAGTTCGATAAGACGGTCGTTGTATAACAGCCGTTCTTATTGAAATTCGGAAGAACTTCGTCGAAAGCGCCAAATAGCGCACCATCGCCAAGTCCGTCCGGGATACGAGGAGTTTGCCATTTTACTGGCAACATCCTCACGTATTTCCTATAGGCATCTGTATAGCGTGGATCCATGATCCCGTCTACGGACATCCAACGTCTTAAACTATTCAAGACGAGGAAACACTGGTCAAGACCTTTTATAGGTCTGCGAATGTGAAAAGGCGTTACATCAATGCCGTTAAAATAGTGAGCACCGCAACTTTCGCGGAAAGGCCCCCGTACGAATGATTTATCAACGTTAGTTGAAAAACCACAGTATTCGAGGACACCAGTCACTAGTTTAACGCTCTTAGTACGGCAAATTATATCATCGCCGTACACAGAACATTGGTGTTTGTTCAACCCCCACTTTCTACTAATAACGTCTTCACACGCTTGAGTCAAAGCCCAGAAAATAAGGCTTTCAAGCTCAAATGTGAAGCCGTTCCCCATGGAAGAAATCTTCTCATAGGTAACGTATGATCCATCAGGCATCAGCCCGTGGTCACAACGAATAGTATTAAGTAAGGTCAACCATTCCTCTGGAATAAGGAAGGTGCAAAGAGCGTTAGAAATACTGTCGGATGCTGCCGCCAAATCAATGGTTGCAGTCAGACCGTCAATACTTCCGAGACGAGCTAAGCGTTGATTTATGGTTTGGTCATTTAGATCAATACCAATACGCTTAAGGCGTCGTCTGATATGCGTGCCAACTGCCTTTTGAATATACATATTTAATGTAGGTTCACAAGCAATTACACGATCAATATCAACGTTCTTCGGAACGGTGGTTAATCGGTTATACTCAACTAGCTTAACGCTTTTTACGTTATCGCGCCACAATGGCGAACGATTAATAAAAGCGAACGCCAATGGCGCGCAGTTAGGTGTAACTTCAGGACACGGAAATCCGTGCTTAAACACAGGGTGACCTTCTAGACGAGGATGCAACGCCGTTGCACCCCCGGAAAAGTCGGCTAGTCCTGCGAGTTGATTGAGATCGAGAGTTCCTAATCTACGTGCTATTTTTTTACGCGCAGCAAACAAAACGTCTGCAAGCGAGCCTGATTTACTCAGGATAGTACGAGTAGAAAATCTTGATTCAAGCTTTTTCAATGCTACATCATCAGCATAAAATTTTGCATATGCCGCGCTTGCGCGATCATTTGCTCCATTCTTGTCTGAATCGTTGTACTTCCGTAGAAGGTTGTACAACATGTAGTCATGCTTGAACTCATCAACATTCGAGTACTCACTGGCACATAGTGCCGGGTTAGTACCGAGCGCTGGGTTCGAAACAATACGTTTTGAGTATGCTGTTGGCAGTCTAACTGCTAAGCGGTTCAAAAAACGTTTTGGATCTCCCAGTGTGCAATCGCTTAGGCGATTTGCGCGGCCTCTGGCCGTATTTTTAGATTTAACCACTATGGTTAACCTCACTCATGAAGACTAGCGTCGACGGAAAATTGAATCAAGAACGATGTTTGCTACTAGTAGCACAACATCTAAAATTCTTTGTTTCATACTTCTATCTCCGCTAGTATTTGCTGTTACTGAAAACAAGGAAAGTAGGTCGCCCTACTTAGTACAAGTTTTCAGCGTCTAGGATGACGGATTGAATGTCATCTACTGCAAGGAAAGCTTCTACTCGTTGTTGTAGTTGCTTAACTTGAGCCTGCGTCGTATCTTTGTGCAAACGCCATTCGCCGTTAAAGCGGTTGACGATTTGCTTAGTGACATTAGAGTCACTCGTAGTCGATGCAGAGGGACGTACAGCGGCGATACTGATTACGTAGTAATCAGAGTTAGCATTTGGCTGACGCACACTCACAATAAAGCGAGTTGCTTCAGACATTTTGCCATCGCCAACGTGACGCAGCGTGGATTTATTACCATCGCGTTGTACAACGTTATAAACTTCATCAGCGCTAATATCATCGATGTTAGCTGCTGCAAGAGTGATTTTACTAGTGTTTGGCATTTCAGCCTCCCGTTTGGGTAATTAAAGGTTGATTTAGATACGCTGCAACATTAAGTTCATTGCAGTTATCGCCTGTCCTGCACTATGTGGCAGGCGGAAAGTAGGCATATCCGCAGTTCCATCACCGATGGGGCTACGGTCAGTCCAGACCACTTTTGAAGGTCCGGTTTTGCCAACGATATGATAACCAGGTTTTACATCTCCTGGTTTAATAACGCTTGATTCCCAATCGGATACATATCCGTGTAAGAATCGTACTTTTCCGTACTGATGCAGAGCACCAAGAAAGTCGCCAACTGGCAAAAACCAATTGTAGACAAACGACAAAGCATAAAGGTCCCATGCGACGCTTAAAGGATCATCGATCCCAAAAGTTTCGCTGAGGCTTTTAACAGTATTGATACGTTCAAATGTCATAGACACTGTACGTTCAGCGCGGCCTTCCTTTTCATAAAAGAGGTAAGGCGTAGCACCATTAAGGCGCTTGCTACTGCTTGTTTTGTCTGTTGCAACATTCGTCTGTATAACGCGTGATCCACTCTCAATATTATTAAGAGCTTGAACAGCATTGTATACGTCGGATAGCATTGGTAACCAACCAAACTGGTATTCCAGAAATAGGTTATTAGCCTGCTGTGCACGTGAGAGACCAGGTCTCTTACGATTCGGCAGGGCGGTTACGCCAAGCGCCTTGGCAACACCACGAAAATCTAAGTGGCGAGCTGCGCGCATAGCACCCAATACCTGTCGGGTGCGCCGAGCGATCATTTCAAATGAACTCTCGGCTTCACCAACAAAGACACCACCTGAGACTTCAGTTGTACTCATATTAGCAATAGCCTTATTTTTAAGGTTGCTAACACTATCTACACGAATCCAACCGACGAGGTCGGAGTTCGCAACGTAGATAGGGGATGAGTTGAACGTAGTCCAGAACTGGTTTCTTTGTTCCCAGGCAACATACGACTCTTGCCAATAAGACGTTGTATACGATGTCGGAAGGAACCAACCGCCACTGATACGTTTAGTACCATGGCTGTTAGTTCTATTCAACATAGCAGACAATGCTGTCTTGCTGTAACTTGTGTCTTCCTGGCCCGCGTAATGCGGGCTCTGACGGTTGTAACGCCGTCCGTAAGACCAAGTCGTATACCGCTTATGGCTTTTTCGAGTCATAGTGTATGCTCCCAAGTGTAGAATGATAATTCACGCTACACTTCAGCGACAATGTCGCGCTGCGTAAACGCAGTTTAAGGACCCCCAGCCTAACAAAAGGCTGTAATTCGTGTACAGACAATTCGTTAAGACGAATCTGGAGGCGCTTTACAGCTTGGACCCGTTG